TTTATTTGATTCTGAGCGATAATATATCTAATGAATCGAGAAAAGGATCTGAAAATGAGTTTCGAAAAAGACGTGTTGGTTGAAGTGTCTAGTGTTTTGGGTAATGTTCCTGCATCGTTTACTTGCGGTTCGCTGTTCGTTGAGTGTTCAGTACCTGAAGCTGTCAAACTCGAAACTGCCTTGCTTAAAAAGTTGAAGTGTGGTATAATCATCTCTCGAGTTGGTTCTGAAACTGCGTACGATTTTGTTTAATGAAAGGGTGACTATGTTCCAAGTAAAATCCAAAGCTGAGTTGCGTGCTGAAACCGAAAAACAATTGAAGGCTTTTCTCAAACGTGGTGGCACAGTCCAAGTCATCGAAACCAAAAAGAAGGCTCCATCTGGTGCCCGTACTTGGATGAAGAAATGAGAGTCTTGCAAGAGACAACCAAGGATTGGAGCCAGAAGGTTTCTAATCACATCTACTATGTCACTGACGATAAGTGCAAGCTGGTTGCGTTCTACAATGTCGATACAAAGACAACGAAGAAGTTTTCCAAGCCTCTGCCCTTCTACACCAAATATAGAACATTCAAAGAGTTAAAATGAACATCCACAAATTCCTCGAATCCCTCGCTGCTAACTCATCTCGCAACTTCAAACGTGATCAGTTGGAAGCAAACAAAGACAATGAGTTGCTACGTGAAGTGATTCGACTGGCATTGTGTCCATTCACTCAATTCTATCAACGCAAGATTCCAGCGTACACACCTAACACGACTGGACATCCTGCTTCATTAGCATCAATGCTCCCTGCTCTCTACGATCTGCGTGAGCGTTTGGTTACTGGTAACGCAGCCATTGACCACTTAACTAATATCCTACAAGCCCTCTCGCCTGATGATGCTAAGGTTATGGAGAGAATCATCCAGAAAGATCTGAAGTGTGGTGTGCAAGCATCTACTGCCAATGATGTGTGGATGGGTTTGATTATAGAATATCCTGTTATGCTCTGCTCACCTTTCGAGCAGAAGCTAGTGGATAAGATTAAATTCCCAGCAATGGTTCAGCTGAAGATGGATGGTATGCGATTCAACGCTATTGTTCGTGATGGTAAATGCGAATTTCGTAGCCGAAATGGTAAAGAGATTCAACTGCTTGGCAACCTCGAACAAGACTTCATCGATATGGCTGGTCCAATAGACTGCGTGTTCGATGGTGAACTTCTGGTCATGGAAGGTGACAAGATTCTCGATCGTCAAACTGGCAACGGTATTCTTAACAAAGCAAACAAGGGTACAATCTCTGCAGCCGATGCAGCGAAGGTTCGTGCCACTGTTTGGGATATCATCCCTTATGTAATGTTCGAAACTGGATACTGTGGTACACCATATTCGAAACGAATCGAAACTCTGGCTAATCTTCTGGCTACTCATGAGCCAGACAAAGTTTATTTGGTCCAAAAGACTGTTGTTCAGAATATCGAAGAAGCCAATGTAATCTTCGAACGATATCTGTCCATGGGTCAAGAAGGTATCATCCTGAAAGACCTCAGTGGTGTTTGGGAAGATAAACGATCCAAGACTCAGATCAAATTCAAAGGTGAGTTGGAATGCGATCTGAAGATTGTAGGTATCGAAGAAGGTACTGGTAAGTATGCAGGTATGCTTGGTGCAATTCTCTGTGAATCTGCCGATGGTGTAATTAAAGTTCGAGTTGGCTCTGGCTTCTCTGATGACCAACGCAAGACTCTCGGTAAAGAAATAATTGACAAGATCGCAGCGATCAAGTATAATACTAGAATCAAGAACAAAGCTGGGGAAGAATCTTTGTTCCTCCCTATCATTCTCGAGATTCGTGATGACAAAGAAGTTGCGGACTCGTCTAAGGACATTAAATGAAAGTTGTAATCAATCGTTGCTTTGGTGGCTTTGGTTTGAGCCATGAGGCTATTGTGAAGTATGCAGCACTGGCTGGTATCACCATGATCGTTGTGGACAAGTATCCAGAACGAAGCATCATGCGTTACGAGTACTACAGAGATAGTATTTCTGATGAGAACTACTGGAGCGAGTATGAGATCGAACGGACTGATCCAAACCTCGTGAAAGTTGTCGAGCAGATGGGTGAGGCATCATGGGGTGATTGCGCAGAGTTAGCTGTTGTGGAAATCCCAGATGGAATTAACTGGCACATCGGAGAGTATGATGGTATTGAACACATCGCTGAAAATCATAGAACTTGGGGATAATAATGGATGATATGAAAGAGTATGACGCCTTTGCTAAACGGATGGAGGAAGAATATCCTGCTATGTTCGTTGGTGCTTATGGTGGCTTTGCCATAGGTAAAGGTTGGTGGCCAATCATTAGTGTGCTTTGTGCCAATATCCAACAACACATTGACTGGGCTAACCGAAATGATCAAGTTGTACCTCAGGTAGTTGTGGCTCAGATTAAAGAGAAGTTCGGTGGACTGCGTTTCTACTATGATGGTGGAGATGACTACGTTCGTGGTTTAGTACAGATGGCTGAAGACTGGGCTAATCGTACATGTGAAACTTGCGGTGAACTTGGTAAGCAACGTGGTGGTGGATGGATTCGCACTCTGTGTGATAAACACGAAGCAGAATATCAAGCAAGAAAGAATAGCAATGACTGATCGATTTGTTTTAGAGCAGCAGCTCCTCGATGCATGGAAAGTTACTGATGACATCCAGCTAGCATATGAATTGTCAATGGAAGGTAATGATCCAGATCAACTGGCTAATCTGTTGCTCGGTTTGAAGACTTTGTATGATATCAAATTTAATAAATTGTGGGATACATTTGAGAGTTGCGTTAGCAACCGAGAGGTTTAATTATGTTTATGTTCGACGTTGAAACACTTGGTGTTGAGTCCAATGCTGTAGTTCTATCTGCAGCATTGGTCTATTTCGATCCAGAAAAGAAACCATCCTACCAGCAGATGTTGGATGAAGCATGCTTTGTGAAATTCAAAGCCAAAGAACAGGCGAAGATCGGGCGCACTGTAACTCTGTCCACACTTGAGTGGTGGCAGAATCAACACGAGTATGTTCGTCGTGTTTCCCTTGATCCATCTAGCGAAGACGTTTCAGCCGAAGATGGTATGACGATTCTTCATAACTATATGAACAAGTACCCAGACTCACGTAAACAAACTATGTGGGCACGTGGTTCCCTTGACCAGTTAGCCATCGATTCATTGGCTACAAAATTAGGCATGGAGCCGTTGACAGGATATGCACAGTGGCGTGATGTACGCACTGCAGTAGATATCTTGTACGGCACAACAAATGGTTACTGTGGTGTTGATCATCCAGACTTCGAGCGAGCACAAGTTATCAAACACCATCCAGTGCATGATTGCGCATATGATGCTATGCAACTACTTTATGGTAAAGCAGTTAGCTGAGCACACCTGTTGAAATGATATCTAGTCATATTACCACCTTTGCCAGATTTACCACAATGCGGGCATGTAACTAAGTTTAGCGTCTTGGATATACCTTTTCTAGAATCTGACATTTTCTGTTTTACTTCAGGAGAATGTTTCTTACCCTGACGATATTCTGATATTTTTCTTAGATGTTCTTCAGAAAATGGACCACGTTTTATTCCTAGTTGCCCTTTGCTAATATTTTCTCGATGGGATTGTGATAACTTTTTACCCAAATTTCCATGGTGCCCTCTCCCATAGAATTTCTCATCTCCGTTATGCCTGTTTAGCCATTTATCTGACTGTGCTGCTTTGACTTTATTTAAGAATCTAGATTCCCATTTTCTAGCCTCTTCTGCTGTATTAAATATCTTTCTCACAGATACCGTGAACGCATCTTTACCGTGTTCTAAGATTAGTTGTTTTATAACTTTAGATGATGTATAATATACTGACCATAAGTCAGATGGGTTGCATCCTTTTCTATATCGAGAACCATAATAATATTGGTCTGTCGCTTTGAAGTGGATAAGATAGGTAAATGGGATAGTAGGTTTCATACTTTTATTTATAATTTTTAATGTTTCTAATGTACGGAAAGAACTAATGGAATTTTACACATCAGCCCACGCAATGGGGGACAAGATCCTTGTGCGTGGTTACGAGAATGGTCGTCCTTACAAACGTAAGATCGACTTCTCCCCAACTCTCTATGTCCCAGCAAAGAAACCCTCCAAGTGGCAAACACTGGAGGGCACATTCGTTGATGAAGTCAAGCCTGGATCTATTCGAGAGACTCGTGACTTCATTAAACGTTACGAAGGTATCGAAGGTTTTCCAGTCTATGGACAGACCAACTACGCCTACCAATATCTCAGCGACACTTACGACACCCTTGTTAACTGGGACATGGATCTATTCAAGATCTTCACTATCGACATTGAGACAAAGACTGAATCTGGATTTCCAGATATCAAAACTGCCAATGAAGAAGTGACACTGATTACGATTAAAGATCTATTCACTAAGCGTATCATCACGTTCGGTGTTGGTGCGTTCGTTCACAATCGTGACGATCTAGTTTATATCAACTGTGCCACAGAGCATCAACTCCTTAAAGAGTTTATGATTTTCTGGCAGGGTAACTATCCAGATGCCATTACTGGTTGGAACACTGACTTTTTTGACGTGCCATATTTGGTTCGTCGAATTGCGCGTGAACTTGGTGAGACTTTTGCTAATAAGATTAGTCCATGGGGCTATGTCAACGAGCGTAAGACTTTCATTAAAGGTAATGAAGAGATTCATTATGACATCGTGGGTATTGCTCAGCTGGACTACCTTGAACTTTACAAGAAGTACACTTACCAAAAGCAAGAGTCATATCGTCTTGACTACATTGCCGAGCAAGAACTTGGAGATCGCAAGAAAGAAAATCCAGGCGAATCATTCAAAGACTTCTACACGAACCATTGGCAACAATTCGTCGAGTATAACATCCATGACGTAGAGTTGGTTGACCGAATGGACGATAAGATGCGTCTGCTTGAATTGCATCTGACCATGGCTTACCAAGCCAAGATCAATATGGAAGATGTCTACTCACAGGTACGTATGTGGGACTCTATCATCTATAACCATCTGCGCGCAAAGGGTATTGTCATTCCAGCCAAGTCTTACTCTGGTAAAGATGCTCAGTTTGAAGGTGCGTTCGTTAAAGATCCATTGATTGGTCTACACAAGTGGGTTGCTTCGTTCGACTTGAATTCATTGTATCCTCACTTGATTATGCAATACAACATTTCACCAGAGACTCTGACTTCAGAGAAACTCCCAGTGACTGTTGAGAAGCTACTCAACCAAGAAGTTGATACTAGCTACGCTCACAAGCGAGACCTAACTGTAACTGCCAATGGTTGGTGTTATCGTAAAGACATCAAAGGGTTCATGCCCGAGTTGATGGAGAAGATGTACAAAGACCGTTCTAAGTTCAAGAAGCAGATGCTTGGTGTTGAACAAGAGTATCAGAACGATAAGTCAAAGGTTCATCTCCTAAAAGAGATTAGCCGACTGAACAACCTGCAGATGGCGATGAAGATTGCTTTGAACTCTGCTTACGGTGCGATGGGTAATCAGTATTTCCGATACTTCGATATTCGTATGGCTGAGGGTATTACTACATCGGGTCAGTTGTCCATTCGTTGGATGGCTAACAAGATCAATGCATATATGAACAAGGTGATGAAGACTGAAGGTAAAGATTACATTATTGCGATCGATACTGACTCAATCTACCTGACTCTGGAAACTCTGGTTGAACATACTTGTGCTGGTAAGACCACTGAACAGAAGATCAAGTACATGGACAAAGTCTGTGAAGAGATTTTCCAACCATTCATTGATACTGGTTATCAGGAATTGGCTCAATATATGAATGCGTATTCTCAGAAGATGGTTATGAAGCGAGAAGTTCTTGCTGACAAAGCCATCTGGACTGCGAAGAAGCGATACATTATGAACGTCCATAACTCCGAAGGTGTGCAGTTCGCTAAGCCTAAGGTTAAGGTTATGGGTCTTGAGATGGTCAAGTCATCTACTCCAGCCGTCATCCGCGACAAGCTAAAGGATTCCATTAGTGTTATTCTAGAAGGTGATGAAAAGAAACTCCATAAGTATGTCACAGACTTCAAGATGGACTTTGACAAGATGCCTCTAGCTGACGTAGCATTCCCTCGTGGTGTCAACGGTATGAAACAGTATGCTGGTTCTCCAATTTATACGAAGGGTACTCCAATCCATGTTCGTGGTGCGTTACTTTATAACCACTACATCAAGAAGCATGGACTTGATAAGAAGTACGCTGCGATCCGAGATGGTGATAAGATCAAGTTCGTGTATGTTCGTACTCCGAATCCTCTGCAGGAAGATGTGATTGCGTTCAGCCAAGAGCTACCTGCCGAATTTGGATTGAATACATATATTGACTATGACAAACAATTCGAAAAGGTATTCTTGGATGCCTTACAAATTGTCATTGAGCCACTAGGTTGGAAGACGCAAGAGGAAAGTTCGTTAGAGGGTTTTTTCGGGTGATGTCTTGCAGTTATTGAAGTGCCATCTAAGCATTGCGTTTAGTTTACCTTCTTTACTGCAATGTGGACATTTTGTTATAACTTGTCCTTCTTTTAGGTTTAACTCTGTTATTAGAGGGGAATCTTCTGGAAGATAATAAGACTTTTTACCGTCGTTATAATGTTTATGTTTTACTTTGTAACGATCTTTCATAGACTGTTTATGGGACTCGCTTTTAGGTTTTCTAAAATTAGTTTTCTTAGACTCTGGTAGTTTATATCCACCTTTGTTTTTGAACTTGTAGTCTCCATTTTGACAGTTTAGCCAGACCTCTGACTTAGCAGCATTAAGTTTAGATAAGACTTTAGTCTCCCATCTAACCGCTTCTTCTGCAGTTAAGAATGTCCTTCTTATCTGAGTTTGGAAGTTTTCTACTCCATATTTTTCGATTAGAGTATGAACTCTTTTAGATGATGTGAAGTATGAGTTCCAGAGTTGGTCTGGGTGGCAGTTTGATGAGTACCGAACACCATAGTAAACTTGGTTAGTTGGGATACACTTAATAAGGTAGGTAAATGGTTTCATATAAGTATATAGGAATTTAACCTTTTTGGATTACTATGAAGAACATTAGAATCATTAAGACTGGTTTAAATGTGTCAAAGATTTTGGCACAGTTAGAAAAATACCCAGAGGACTGGGGAGTTCAGAAAAGAGTAGATGGAGTTAAGTCCATGCTCTCATATGGATTCCCCGAAGTTCAAGCTGGTGTATTGCAGCTTGTGATGGGTGGTGTTGAACATATAGACCAGTACGTTGGAGACACAGAGTATTGTATTCCAACTCCAGCTATTCAACACCACACAGAAGTCATTGGCTTCGTTAAGCGACACTTTAAGAAAGTCAGTCGATGTGGTTTCCTATCTCTGCCAGTTGGTGGAGAAGTTGGAACGCACATTGATATTGGAAGTTACTACCAAACTAGAGACCGCTATCATCTGTCCATCCAAGGCAGATACATATACACAGTGGGAGATGAATCTGTTACGGTAGAACCTGGAACCCTGCTATGGTTCAACAATAAACTACCCCATGGGACTAAGAACATAGGCGACTGTGTTCGTGTAACCTTTGTATTTGACGTACCACATAAGAAATGAACGTTCTATTTTTACATATACCTAAGAATGCTGGCTCTGCTGTCCGCCATGCTATGATTGATAGTCCAGACATCAACTATCAGAAGTGGATGAACAATCACCATTTCTTATCTACTTTGGTTAATCGTTGCGAGTATCATAAGTATAAACCCGACTTCTCTTTTTGTATTGCAAGAAACCCATACGACAGAGTCGAGTCTATCTTTTCTTACTCTAGGATTATGTACAAAGATTACTATGATACATATTCTTTACAACAGAAGAAAGCTGACTACCAAGACTACGTGGCATATATGAATTTTGATTTCAAGCCATGGTTAAAGTACGTGCTGTTTAATCGAACTAAGAATTCTACAGACAGCATCAGCCGAACTCAGAGTATGTTCATTGACTGCGATTATCCGATTGAGATATTCAAGTATGAAAACTTGGAGCCTCTGGAAAGTCGTCTTGGTGTTAAGTTACAAACAGTCAACTCCCATCCGAAACAAAAGGTTGAATGGGATGATGAGACTAGAGATATGGTTCGTCTTTACTACAAGAAAGATTTTGAACAGTTTGGTTACGAATTATAATTGCCTTGCATACGGTGATAGTGTATAATATATTTTTAGGAGATAAGTTATGAAAGTTTTTAAATTTTATGCCGAATGGTGTGGTCCATGTAAAGGACTCAGTATGGTTGTTAAAGGCGCAGCCGATAAGATTACAATTCCTATCGAAGACGTGAACATTGACGAGAACATTATGCTTTCTCAAGAGTTCAAAGTTCGTTCTGTACCAACTATGATTTTAGTTGATGACCAAGAGAATGAAATCAAACGCCATGTAGGTTTGATGAATGAAGCCCAACTATTGGAATGGTTGAAATAAATGCGTGACCCATTAAGGAATGTTATGAATAGTGTAAAGATGAATCGTCTTGAGTTGCTCAAGATCGTGAAAGAAAATGCCACCAAGCATGTGGCTGATTATGATGAAGCTGTAGCAGATTACAAACTCGCAGTTGTGAAACTTGCTAAAACGAATCTGAAGTTGGCCAACACTGGCGAATTAGAACAGATTCGTAAGATTAAAAATCTTCCACAAAGCCCACAGAATTACGCTGACAACTACAGCCGAGCGATTCGTATGCTTGAGTTATCGGTTGAAGAAATCATCGAAGTCGAAGAACACATCTTTAATCAGTTGGTTCTCGACGAGTGGGGTTGGAAGCAACAATTCGTGGCACAATCTGCCTTGTATAAATCTCTGTAAGGATAATAATGAGCATTCTTGATAAAATCAAGAAGAACACTACGATTAAGGACTCTGCAGTCCTTAACGTATCTAAGTTCTTCACTAAGAAGGATATGATTCCTACTTCTATTCCAATCATCAACGTTGCCTTATCTGGTCGTCTTGATGGTGGTCTAACTCCAGGGCTTACAATGTGGGCTGGTCCATCTAAACACTTTAAGACCGCATTCAGTTTGCTGATGGCCAAGTCTTACCTTGACAAATATCCAGACGCTGCTCTGTTGTTCTATGACTCTGAATTCGGTACTCCACAGTCTTACTTTGATTCCTTTGGTATTGATACTAACCGTGTTCTCCATACACCTATTACTGACGTAGAACAATTGAAGTTCGACATCATGCAACAGCTTCAGAACGTAGATCGTGGAGATCGTCTGATGATTGTTATTGACTCAATCGGTAACTTGGCTTCTAAGAAAGAAGTTGAAGATGCTTTGGATGGCAAGTCTGTTGCCGATATGTCTCGTGCTAAACAGATGAAGTCTTTATTCCGCATGGTCACACCTCACTTGTCTATCAAAGACATCCCGATGGTTGTAGTGAACCACACCTACAAAGAAATTGGTTTATATCCAAAGGATATCGTTGGTGGTGGTACTGGTTCTTACTACTCTGCCGACAACATCTTCATTCTTGGTCGTCAGCAAGAAAAAGAAGGTACTGAAGTTATCGGTTACAACTTCATTATCAACGTAGAGAAAAGTCGTTATGTTAAAGAAAAATCTAAAATCCCTGTCAGTGTATCTTTCGATGGCGGTATTAGCAAGTGGTCTGGTCTGCTTGATGTTGCACTCGAATCAGGACACGTTATCAAGCCTAGCAATGGTTGGTATTCGCAAGTAAACCAAGAGACTGGTGTTGTTGAAGACAAGAAGTATCGTCTCAAGGATACAGATACCAAAGAGTTCTGGATGCCTCTGTTGACTCAGAAGTCGTTCTATGATTACATCAAGAACAAATACTCTATGGGTCAATCTGATATGATTCAATCTGACGATCTAGACAAAGCCTTAGAGGAATTGGAATTCGATGAGTGACCATCTAGCTAAACCACCATTCGTAGTCTTGGAGAGTCGCAGTGGCGAACAAGACCGAATCAAGTTGACAGAAGGTGAATACTCAGGTATAATCTTCTCTTACGGTGCGGTTAGCTTTGATGAAGACGGTGACACCTGCAAAATGCATTTCGATTATGAGGTGCATGAAGATGCAGGTGTCACTTATATCAAAGAAGAACTAGAGCACTATCTCGGTGACTTGCTCCAATTTATAATTATGGACCAGTTACAAAAGAATAGTATTTCCTACACAGGCGGGGTTGATGAGATTAGAACAACAGATTCTGAGCAGACTGATTTATGATGAGAACTACTGCCGAAAAGTAATTCCGTTT